TGCAGGGTTTGGTTTAATTTTTACAGGTTATCTAGACACTAACTATCTCTGGATAGCACTTGCATCTTATCTTGGCATTGGTATGCTAGGAACGACTGTTGGCTTGCACAGATACTTTTCACACAGAGCGTTTGAAACAAATAAGTTTTGGCATTATGTATTAGGATTCTTTTCTACTGTTGTTACAGTAGGTTCAATTCTAGGTTGGGCAGGTTTACACAGGTTCCATCATAAACATTCTGACCAAGAGCAAGATCCGCATAATCCACACGAAATTGGTGCATGGGACGCTTGGTTTTATAACTGGAAGCCTAGTAAGTTTACACGTAACTTTATTAAGCCTGAACTTAAAGACCCTATGATAATGTTCCTGCATAGACATTATTTTAAAACTATCTTCGCATGGATTGCCGTGCTTGCTGCAATTGATCCGTGGCTAGTTATTTTTGTTTATGCTGTACCTGCGTGTGGTGCATATTTTGCAATTAGTGCATTAACTGTTATTGGTCATGTATGGGGTTATACTAACTATGATACTCCGGATACTTCTAAAAACTCTTGGCTTGCCTGGTTTATGAGTCTAGGCGAAGGATGGCATAACAATCATCATGCATATCCTGGACGTTGGAAACAAGGCGAGAAATGGTGGGAACTAGATCCTAATGCTTGGATTATTTGGGCCATTAAGAAACACTAATGGATTTTTTATATAAGAAACTTGGATTTAATATAAATCATCAAGAGCTTATTGACTATTATAACGACTTAGAAAAAAACTATGAACAGTTAAAATGGTCTTGGGATAAGTGTAAAGATGACATAAAGTCTGAGTGGCAAGATCGTATGCTAAACATTCCTGGTGCAGATTTAGGATGGGGTTGGGGAATCCAAAGTAATATTGTAGATATTAGTGTTCCAACTCCTCCTTATAACATTAGCACACACGAGCTTTGCGAATACAGGAATACAGAACTAGCAAAAGGTTTTATTCTACGATTACAAGAAAAGATTCCTTATGCTACACGTTGGGGGTTATTTGTACAACCACCAGGTGGTACAGTTCCAAAGCATTCTGATCAAGAAGATGAAGTAACTATACATATTCCTATATACTGGCCTAGTGACGCAGTATTTGAAGTTTATCATCCGGACAGAACAGAAACTATCACATTTCCAGCAGACGGTAGTGCGTATATACTAGATACTATTATTCCACATGCAACATTTAATAGATCAAATGAAAATAGAGTGGGTATTGTTTTTAGAATTAAAAGAAACGATATCAAAAAAATATTATTTTTACAAGGACAAATATGAACTATTATTACAACAACGTTCCGGATAAAGGACAATGTAGAAATAATCTAGTTTATACTAGTTTAATCAGCGAAGATCAAAAAACGTTTTGCCAGTGGTTTAGCAACGACACTGAATACCATAAAGGAAAAAATCAAGTAGTTGATCCCGAACTTATGGAAGATAAATTTCATAGAGAAGTTAAGTATCTATCACTTATGTCTGTAAAATACCCGCATCTAGTTCCAAAGTACGAGCTAGATACAAGTGAAAAGAAAATCTATTTAGAAATAAATGGTCCTGATATGTGGGAACTTGCAGGATGTACAGGAAAAGATTATTCTCACATCGTTTCAAATTGGCAAGAACAAATGCTTAATATTTTACAAGCATATAAAAGTCTAGGTATATACAAATACAGTTTACATCCAAGTAGTTATTTTGTTGTTGATGGTAAATTAAAAAGCATTAATCATTTTTTCTGTCATCATGCAGACGAAGGTAAACTTACACTAAAAGATTATCAAAGCCACTTTAGTCATGACAGACAAGAACAAATGCAAGCAGCATTAGAACTATTTCAGATTCCGTGGGACGAACCCGTAAAACAAGACACACTACAACTGTTTTGTTTAAATACATTTAGAACAAACTACTCAGACGAGTTTATAGGAAAGGCGTTGAAGATTTATGCTTAGAGGAATTGGTGGCACACCGTACTTTAATTTAGAAAAGTATCTAGACATGGATACATTTGATAAACTACAACCTGAACTTTTTCGCGGGTTTGCAGAAGCAAGAGAATTTGCTAAAGAAGGTACTTGGATGAAGCCAGGGTTTAAGTTTGAGCAAATGAGCTACAGACATCATTGGAAACCAATCTTTGATGCATTAGACGAATACCTAGCATTACCAGACGACGATCCTATTAAGCAAGCAGGCTGGGACTTGTATACTAATATTAAAGACTATAAAAGCAGAAACAAGTTTACTAGATTTTTAAAGATTGCACTAGGAGCATATGATCCTTATGTATATTACTTTTTGTGGGAAGAAGGTAATTGGGATGACAGAACTAAAGAGCGTAAGCCAACTGAGGAGTCTCGCTTTTTCCCACAAACTGTAAACTGGGTACAAGACATGATTGACAACAATATCTTTGAACATATTGGTCGTGTTATTGTATTCTTTTGCGAACACGACGGTTATCCTTTTGAACACAGAGACTTAGGACAACATAACGGTGTTTGGGACGATAACCAATACAGTCCACACAGAAATGAATTTATTCATATACGTCCTAATACTAAAAAACCTTTTTATATTTGGGATCCAGATACACAAAATAAAACTTACATTAATTCAAGAGCAGCATGGTGGAATGATCAAGACTGGCACGGCGGCGACAAAATTATTGAACAAAGCTATTCTCTAAGGATTGATGGAAAGTTTACAGATGAATTTCGTACACAATTGGGTATTAACCATTTAGATAGTTACTAATAAAAGGCGCTAACAGTTCGTTAACTAAAAGCGTATCTGCTTCTGGATTTAAGTGTATACTATCTGCAAGATGATTACCGTTTAATTTTTCTTTTGCCCAATCAAACACGTATTCTGACAGTAATCTATTTCCTAAACTTTTAGTAAAGTTTTCTACATAAGGATTTTCTACATTCCAGTATCTATAATATAAAATTGGTACATTAACAAGTTCGCTTAATGTTTCAAGTGTATTATAAATCTTTTCTGTACGCAATCTAATAATGTCTTGATTGTAATTATATGGTATGAGATTTACATATTCTTTTAATAATTTTTTAAGACTGTGTGCTTGTAATTTTGAATTTTTAAATTTTTCAAGTTGATGATCTTGAACTTGGTTTACTAAAGCCTGTACTCTAGATTCTTGGAATATTTTGCTATAAGTGTAATCTTTAGTTCCATTTATACCTTGTGCAAACCAATCTTTGTATCCTTCATTGGTAATTTTATTTGTTGGAAACCAAAAGTTCATTCCGCTGCGATCAGCAGCACACTCAACTAAAAACAGTTTAGGCGTATAGTGTTTACAAGCATACACAAAGTCGTCTACATATGTTTCTGCACCAGTTCCCGGCTGTGCCATATTAATAACACTAGTCTCTAATGTTTCTGCTAACAAGTTATGTAAAAATGTACTAGGATGTGGCTCAGTATCGTTACCTTTAGAAATATGGCCGCCTCTAGTATGACTAGTTCCTAAAAGTATAATCATAAAATTCCTGTGTATGTATATAAAAATTTAGTTTCTAATCCTGCATTAAACCCTGCATGAAAGGAATCTAAAGAAGGATATTGGTATACATTGCCCTGTTCTTCTAAGTAGAAGCAAGTATCTTCAATCATAAATGCTTGACCGTGTTTAGGCTTGTCTATGAAACAAACATATCTAACAAACTCTCCATTAGGATAATCATCTAACCAAGGATTAATATCTGAATGCCAGGGCGCACACTTGCCAGGACGTATTTCACTTACAAAACTTAGTAAATGTTTTGTGTTTGTAAACTTTTCAAATTCTTTAGTTACAGATTCACTAAAGTGTAATACTGGATAATAATGTCTAAATTCTACACTTTCATTATAACCAGCTTCGAGTGCAGCAGTATGTTGTTTAATGTATTCATCGTAATACGGACTATCTTTAGGCTGTTCCATATGGCCAACATAGGTCTCTACTGTATGCGTCATACATTGCTTAATTAAAAAGTCACAGTCTATTAGACTATTAATATTACCGTATAATTTCAACATTAAATATCCTTGCTAAATTTGCTTTTAAGTCATTAATACAATTTTCTTCAATGTCAAATTGTACTTGTTCGCCGTCCCATTTAAAATTTGTAATAGTGCCTTCTTTGTTTGCTTTATTAAGCCAAACACTAGTTATAGCATCAAACTGATATCTCCAATCGTGTGCATCTTCTAGTAATGTAATTTTTATAGTTATAGGATTTTTTAGTGAATTTTTTAATAACAATTTTCTAACTACAAATTGTATACGGTCTACTCTACCAGTGTTAACTGCACTGTGAACCGGACCTGCATCCATTTCATACCAATACTCTGTTTGTTCTTGTGGATATATTGTATTAAGATCTGTATAAATTACGAAAGATTTCTCTCCTGTAATATTAAAATGGTATCTATCGTCAATGTCAGCATGTGATCTATATGCTTGTCCAGGAGTTAATTTAATTAATCGTGCTTCGCCTATATTATTTGGTAATACATTTAACAATCGTTCCCAAACAGTCCCTTTAAATTCTTCTTTTATATCCCAAGGATCGTAAAAGAAATCTCCGCTAGGTTTATTTACAGGTAGTTTAAAATCAACATCGACATTTACAGAACTTAATTCTTGTAGTAACGTTTTATCAACCTTTATGTTAGTCTTTATTACCATATAATTATTTATGTACGCATTTAATTGCTAAGTATGTATATGAGTGTGATAGAACAAGCAGAAGAAATATTACAAAAAGATATCGGATGGATAGAGTTGGATTTAGATATTGATTTATTTGCTTGGAAACAAGAAGCTGAAATTGCTAGAGAATTTATGGTAGGACACAGAAAAGACGAAAATCATAAAGGTTGGCGTAGTTGTGCTATACACGGTCAAGGTGTAACAAAAACAGCGTTTTCAGAAAATGCTGTATTTGATTGGACAGAACTAAGCGACTTAACTCCAACAATTACTTCTTTTTGGAAACAATTTCCAAGCGAACGATTTGGACGTATTAGATTTATGGAACTAGAACCTAGTGGTTGGGTTGGCGAACATAACGATGCTCCGGGAGGCTTTTCAAATACAGAAATTAAGCTAATGGACGATCCATTCATTGTGCCTATTAATATTGCAATTACACATCCGCAAGGATGCACTATGCATATAGGCGGTAAAAGAGTGCCGTGGGCAGAAGGTAAATCGTTTATAGTAAACATTACTAAAAATCATTCTGTTCAAAATAATTCTAATATTCCAAGAATTCATCTTATTGCACACTGTATGATTGGAAATATGAAAAAAGAATTTGCAAATTTAGTTGTAAGAAGTTATAATAATCATAATGATTAAGTTTTTTGAAAAAGATACAAAAGTACTTTATTGCTTTGTGGACAATACACAGAGTTATAAGTCAGCATGGGCCAAAGAAGTTACTAAAAATATTAGCGACTATACAATTTCTAATTTGTTTAATAAAGGTAAATCGTTAGTACAGTCCGAGAACGAGGACGAGATGTTGCGATATGCATCACAAAACAATTACAAACATGCTGTTGTTTTTTCTACAGGAACAGAATTTGTAAATGGAGATAATTTCTTTAACGAAGTCGATAAGTTAATAGAAACTGATTACTTTTTGTACGGACACATTTTAGACAGGAAAACTGAGTACTACGAACTACATCATCAATGTTATTTGATCAACATTGAGAAATATACATTACTAGGTCAGCCAATTATTGGCGATGTTACACTAGGTAATCCTTTAACAACTACGATGCCTGTTAGATCTGAAGAAAACATACACGATGATTATACACCATTATGGATTAAAAGCGGATCTGTTACTACAAAATATAATCACAGACTTCACGGCTGGAATATTATTAACTGCGCATTAGAAAACAGACATACTATTAACGCCTGGCCTGAAAGTATTAGGCAACATAAAATGTATTACTACCCAGAAAATATAACATTGTTTAACGAACGCATTAATGACATTTATAAAAAATATAACTATTGCCAATACGAATTTGTGCATACAAAAGGTACAGACCCTATGCCTAAGGTTTCTAAGTTCAAACAAATAGTTTCTCCTGCTAGTGACAATTGGTGGAAACATTATGCCAGCGAAGGTGTTGAAATTATTCTATACGATTATAATCAAGAAAGTATAAATTACTGGAAAACACAGATAGAGGATTATAACGTAAAGTTTATAAAATGTAATCTGTTAACCGACAACTTACTAGAACACATTAATGATGATTTTACAACACTTGTTAATCTTTCAAATATTTTTTGCTATGAAGGCACTGTTGCATTACATAGTTTAGAGCATAGGCTTGCTAGAGAAAATTTTTATGTTGATAATATTAAAAATGCAACAATGATAATTACAGGAAGAGCAGCAGAAGGCTTTGGTGGTGGTGATTGTGCATTGATTAAAGACTTAACAAAACCAACGTGGCATATTGGAGAGTGGAATTACTATGAATAAGTCATGTACATTTTGTATGCACCCTTTTACAGGTCTTGCTACACGAGAGGATGGCGCAATTAAAATTTGTTGCCGTAGTCAACCTATTAGCTGGATACAAAATGAAACTCTAGAAGAAGCGTGGAATAATGATGCTATACGTGAAGTACGTAGACAAGTGCTTAATGACGAACGTCCTGATGTTTGTAAACCATGCTTTGACTTAGAAGATCAGGGTGTAGAGAGCTTACGACAGCGTCATACAGTAGGGGTAATACCAGAAGCTAGGGTCAACTTATACCCTGATGCACTGGACGCACTAAACGACGATTATACAATGCCTTTTGAATTTCCTACTATGGAGATTAAACTAAACAACTTGTGTAACCTAAAGTGTCGTATGTGTAATCCGTTAGATAGTACAAGTTGGAAAGACTGGAATCAAGTTACAGAATTTTACAAAAAAGAAAACAACTACTTGATTCCTACAATCGACGCACTAGTAGACAAGCCCGGACAGTACATTGGTCCATTTGACAACAGTGATAACTGGTGGAATAGTTTTGAAAAACTATTGCCGTATTTCCGTAGAGTAGAGTTTGCAGGCGGTGAACCTCTAATGGATCCGCATCATTACAAGATACTAGACAAACTTGCAGAGTATGGCGATAACATAGAACTAAAGTATGCTACAAACGGCACTACGCTAGGTATAAAAGGCGGACGTACAATACACGACTATTGGCCCAAGTTTAAATCAATCGCAGTAAACGTAAGCATAGACGGTATACACGATGTCTACGAGTACATTAGAGGTAATGGAAAGTTTAGTGAAGTAGAAGAAAACATCAAAGTATTTAAAAGCTTTCCTAATGTAAGTCGTGTAGTAGGTGCGTTCACTGTGCAAGCAAATAACATTATGCAGATTGACAAAGTAATTGATTACTTTATTAATAAAATGGGCATTGTGTTTTATTCGCATCGTGTAAACTATCCTATGTCATTAAGTGCGCAAGTATTGCCGCCAGATCTAAAGAAGCAAGTAGTAGAACGTTTAGAAGAAATGAAAACAGAAGTATTAGAATATCCTCTAGTACAAGAACACGATATACTAAAAAAGGTAACATTACAACAGATTCAAGATAACATTAATTTCTTAACAGCAAAGTGTATGTACGATACGCATTGGAACGATTGTGTAGAATTTAATCGTAGATTAGATAAAACTAGAGATCAAAATTTCTTTAACGTCAATCCGGAGTTTACACCTTATGTATAAAGTAACATCTAAATGGCCGCATCAAGATAGTATACATGTTGAGTGGAATATTGGTAAACGATGTAATCTAGACTGCACATATTGTCCTGCAGAAATACATGACAATTTTAGTTCTCACACTGAAGTTAAAGTTATGACAGATACTATCGATGCACTTGCAGAAATAGGAAAGCCTGTACGTTTAAGTTTAACAGGCGGAGAACCTTGCATACATCCTTATATTATAGACATAGTAGACCACGCTGTACAACAATTAGACTGGGTTAACATTACAACTAATGGAACACTACCGCACAAACTGTATGGCAGACTACCTGTAAACCATTACGTATTCAGCTTGCATGTAGAAGATGATGACAACTGGGAACGTTGTTTAAACAATGTGCTATACTGGACGCAACTAAACGAGACAGAAAGAGGTATACCATTTCAAGTTAATCTAATGGCACATCACGAACATATGGATAGAGTAAAAACTTGTGCAACGTTGTTTGATGGACATCATATTCCTTATGTAGTAAGACGCATACGCTGGACAGAGAAGCATGACTGGTTTGACGATATGCGTTATCAGCCAAAAGATTTGCAATGGATACTAGATCAAAAATCTACCGCTAAAGCTAACTGTGTGATTGACGATAAAGAACTAATGCATGCCAATGATATCATTAAAGAACACCTAAATCAGTTTGAGGGATGGAGTTGTGCTGCTGGCATAGAAAGTCTAATGATTAACTGGGACGGCGAGGTACATCGTGCTACTTGTCGTGTAGGTGGCAGTTTAGGTAACATATATAAAGGAGAATTTGAGTCTCCTGAAGAGTGGGTAACTTGCACACGTAAATGGTGTACATGTGCCGCAGATATTCCGTTGAGTAAAATAAATGTTAAAGACTAGTGCTATAAGATTACCAAACACAGAACGCTTCATGGTTACGTGGGATACCGGACGTAGATGTAATTTTGATTGTACATACTGCGAAGCAACACGACATGACAATGTTAGTCCTTTACATTCATACGATGAACTATTAAAAACTTTTAAATTTATAAAAGAATATACAGGCGATCAATTAGTCAATATTAATTTTACAGGCGGAGAGCCTACAGTTAATAATGCGTTTTGGAAACTAGCAGAACACATATACGAAACTGAAACACGTTTTAGATTAAGTTTAACTACTAATGGTGCGTGGCATCCCAAAAATACAGATCGCATTGCTAAATGGTTTGAAGGTGTAACTGTTAGTTACCATGCTGAAGGTGCAGAAATACTTAAAAAGCAAACCATGGACAATATTAAACTACTGTACAAAACAGGTATATGGTTACAAGTCAATGTAATGATGCATGTTGATCATTTTACAGAGTGCGAACGCATTTGTGCAGAATTAAAAGAATTGGGGATCAAGCATAATCCAAGACCGATAGGTGATGGTAATATTGAACGCAAAGGTTGGTTTATTGACACAGACGGAAGCGAGAGGCGCACAAGTCATGAGTATAACGAAAATCAAAAACAATGGTATTTTAATTACTTAGGTATAAGTGAACCTAAAGAAGGACGCAACTGTTGTGGCGGGCGTTGTGTACAAGGAAAAGTTAACGGTGAATGGCAGGATGTTGACTTTGTTAATACAAATTTTAAAGGGTGGTTTTGTAGTGTAAACAAGTACTTTTTACACATTGATCAACATACAGGTAACGTGTACCATCATCAAACGTGTCAAGCACTACACGACGGTCGTAGAGGCCCTATAGGTAACTTAAATAACACATCTTCAATACTAGACTATGTTGCAGAAAATAAAGATAAGATTATTGTTTGTCCTAATAATCGTTGCGGCTGTGGAATGTGTGTGCCTAAAGCAAAGGACATTATTACATTTAAGGAATTAATATGAATATCAATTTTTATATACCTAATAACGTTTTTTTAGAAAAAAATAACACTCTTGGAATTTGGTTATCTGGAGGTGCTGATAGTAGTATACTATGCTATCTACTAGCTAAACATATAAAAGAAAATAATTTAGATTATAAAATTCAGCCGGTATCTATATTGAAGCGCAAGGGCGACACATGTCATTTAGATGTTTTAAATTTTATTAAACAAGATTTAAACTGTAGTGAATTATTCTTAGATATCATTGTACACTGTCCAGAAACTAAACAAGAATACGATGAAAGTTTTTCTAATGTTCGAAATAGTCATATAAAAGAAGGAAGGTATAACTATATTTATAGCGGTATAAATCAATCTCCTGATATTGAAGCGTACACTAATGGATGGGAGATATCTCCAGAAGTACAAAATATTCGAGGAAGTATGGTCAACAAACTTAAAATTTTGTGCGGAGTTATAGAAATTGATAACACAGATTACGAGTTTGGAGATATCCGCCCATTTATAATGATGGATAAAAAAGAAATAGCTGAAATTTATAAACAACATAACTTATTAGATACGCTATTTCCGTTAACAAATAGTTGCGGCGGCCACAGTCCAGCAAACACACATTGCGAAAAGTGTTGGAATTGTAGAGAACGCCTTTGGGCATTTGGTAAATTTTAAATTATTGTTTACACTTAGGTAAAGATGCTTCTCCTGCACACATGCATACCGTTTGTTGACATATTACAGGTTTTAGCTCAGGTGAAAATTTATTTTTAAAGTCCGGGTCTTTTATATTATAGTATCCGTCTATCTCAAATAACTTTTGTTTACATGTTCCAGATATAACTCCGTCTCTGCTTATATACAAATAGTTAATCCCTAAATTGCATTTCCAGCCTTCAAAATGGTTTAAGTTATTTAAAGAAAACCATCCGTCTGAATTTACTTCGTGCTCTTGCCTATCACTTGTGATAACACTGTACTTTCTCATTGGCTGCTGCATCCACCTTTCTATCATTTTAGGACTTGGCTTTTTCCTGATGCTTTCTTCAAAATATGTTTTTTGTTCATCTGTATAAAAAGACTCACCATTAATGTGTATAGGTTCTATTCTTAGTAAAATATCTTCTTCAAAATTAGACAATCTATCCACTATAGATACGCATTTATCCCAATTTTTAAAATCCATTAGGACTTTTAACTCAAACAATGAATCTTTTTCTAATAAAAGTTTAGATAAATTTTCAATATGCTCTAAATCAACCCTTTCGTGATGCACAGTAATATGTATAGCTTCAAAATAATCCGAGTACTCTTTCCACCAACGTAGAGTTCTACTACCATTTGTTAAAATTTTAATAGCACATTTACAGTTTTCTGTTACATATTTTACAAACTTTCCTAAATCTTTCCATAAAGTAGGTTCGCCTCCTAATAAATGCAACTCTACTCTATTAATAATACCGCTATTATTGTAAAAGTTTACTAAAGAAACAATGTTTTCTTTAATAACATCATCATTGGGCCAAGGATGTGTGCCTGTATTTGAATCTGGGAAGCAATACCAGCACTTGTAATTACAAACATTACTAAAGTCGCAATATATACGTAATACATCCTTGTGTGTTGCTTTTACTTCTATAATTTCTTTAATCATAATAAATGTGCCAATTCTGGGAATATTTTTGCTGCGCTGAGGCCGCGGATTGCATCTAATTTGTTTGTATACTCTTTAAAGCCAGGAAGTAGATAACTATTATCCTGTGCATTCATATGATTAAGAACTGCTTCCCAACGTTTCCAACCATAAGGATTATGCTTCCAGTAATCGTCATCTTGTCTATAGTTTTTCCATAGCCAATCTTTAAAATCCATAAAACGTTCTTCAACTTCTTGCTTATCTTCTTTAGGTAGAATCTGTATGCTTAAAAACGTAGGAATGTATAACAAGTGCATATTGACTAAGCCTCCGCCCATCTGCACACCACCTGGTACTGTACCGCTGTTTAGTTTTTTAAATCCACTTTCTACTTTCCACTTCATAAAATCAGGCAAGTGTTTAACATTAAAAATTTGTATAGCAGTTGCTAGGCTAGTTTGTATGTTGTCGGGCGTATTGTCTAACATATGTAGTGTACGTTCTACAGTTTCAAAATCAGTAGGAAATCGTATATACTCGTCACGTTCGTGACTAGCATCCATGCTAATAGCAAATTTAACTTTTTTAAATTTACTCCATAACTCAATTAAATCTTCGTCTACAAGCAATCCGTTAGAGTTATAACGTAACAGTATTTTGTCTTGATAACCTTGACGCACTATTTCTTCAATGAACTGTTTGTGTTCTTTGATCATTAGAGGTTCGCCGCCTGCAAAGTATACTTGTCTTAGGTTAGGTATTTGAGCATACATTTCTTCCCAGAATGTATCCTTTTCGTGCCAAAAGTTATTAAACTCTTTACGATCCCATTGCATCTGCCTTTTTACTTCGGGATCTTGTAGTACAGGTATAAGTTTCTTGTGATCACTTACCCATTTAGAACTATCATGAGGACTACACATAACACACTTAATATTACAAGTATGACCTAATCGTAAATCTAAATACTTTAACTCTTCTGGTACTGTTCCGTCCTCTTTAGTTTGTCTTATAAGTTCTGGAATATCTATACCTGCATCTTCATCTTGATGCCAAGTGCCTGTTTCCCAAATACGCTTACTAACAATGCCTTTATCTTCTTCTTCAAAACATTTAGTACAACTTGCTGGTATTTCTCCTGCTAACATCGTGCGGCGTACACTTTTCATATAATCGTTATTCCACGCTTCCATAGGAGTATGATGTCCAAAGTTAGCAGGTCGGCCGTCTTCCATTTTAACAAGGCCTATTTCATGATCATTACCTGCACCACTAGCATTAGCACTGCAACATAATCGCATGTCGCCATTTGGTCGTGTTGCAAAATGTATCCAAGGTAAAATACAAAAAGTAGCTGTACCAGACACTTTTGCTATTTCTGCTTGATATTTTTCTAAATCAGACATTATTTTTATCCATTGCCCATTTACGCTCTTGGCACCAAAAGCATTCTCCACATTCTGGTACTTCTTGTCCTGGTATATAATTTGTATAATCTAAATCTTTAAAGTCGCCTTCACAACTGCGTGTGATATTTAATAAATCTAAGATGTCATGTTTGATATACTGGGAAATTATCCAATCTTTTTCGGTATATAAAAATGGATGACAAACTTTAACGCCCAGATGTTCTTTAACAAGTTCGTTAGTATCTTCTTCTATAACATTTCTATCAGGCATACCTTTTGTAATTGTAGGATCACTTGGATTTTTAGTTTTACCTGCATACCAAGCATCTAACTTTTCGGTCATAGCAATCCATTCTGCATGTGCCCTTACAATAATTTGATCGCCACTACGAAAATTGCCGTACTCGTCATATAATTGTTCTTTTTTATTACCATATTCCATTTCTGGTGGAATGAAATTTTCATGTCTTGTAAATTTTATATGCGGGAAACGGTTAACTAACCAATTATATACACCTAAACTATCATAACGTTGCCACGGGCGTGTCTTCCACATACGCACATGACTTAATATGTGAACATTAGTAGTTGTTACTTTTGAACATAATAAATATGCAAGTAGTGCGCTATCTGCACCACCGCTTAAACTTATGCCAATATTTTTCCAACTACTATCAAAAGGAATTTTATCTATCATTCTTTAAAACCCTGTATTAATCTTGACATGCTCATTATAAATTAATCCTTTGAATAATTTGTTCAGTAGGTTTTGAAAACTCTTTAACTTTTGACTTGCCGCAAGTTTTAGCACAAACTAGTAATTGTTTCTTTGACCATTTTTCCTGCCAAATATTTTGCCAAGCTGTAGAATTGATTATATCTTTAGCATGATGTTTAGTTAAGTCTAATGCATCTTCGCTACCAAAATATTTAACTACGTCATTGTATTCGTCAACTGCTCGTATTTTTAATTGATGTATAATACTAGAAGGCTCGTTATGATTATACGGTGTTGATGCTAAGAAACAACAGGGCCATAACATTCTATGAGCATCCATATAAATTTCTTTGTGTTTATTAACATAACATTCTATTTCAACATTGTCGAGCCATTTGTCAACATTGTTTACAATATCTTTTGAAATAAACTGTATTTCATTTTCGCTAGGCGGTTCTAAATGGTAAATTATATTTCCAGTTTCGTCGTATACATCAAATTTATCATCCGTTAAAAATCTTGAACTATTCTTAACACTAAATCTTTGAAAACCTATTTCTGTAGCTATACGCTGCGCTTCGTCGACTTGATGCTCGTTGTGCTTGAATTTAATAAACACCCATTCAGCAATTCCGCCTGCTTGTATAAATGCTTGTGCATTTTTAAGTATTTGTTCAAACTTAGTACCAATACGATAAATGTGATGTGTGTCTGCTAGTCCGTCTAAGGCAAATACAACAACATGGTCTTTAGGTAACTTTGAAGGTAACTTTTTCCACCAGTCTAATGATCTTGCACTTCCATTAGTGTGTATACGAACACTCATTTTAGGATTATTAATAGTTAAATGATTACACATTTCTGCAAGATCATTGTTAATAATTGGGTCGCCAAAGTTTCCACAAAAGTACACACCCGAAAGTTGATTAACTAACGTATTGTCAAAAATAGAAACAAACTCGTCTAAAGTCCAGTCATTTAAGCGTAGATTAGGATTTTCAAGTCCTCCGTGATAATTTCTGCTACACATTGGACAACTTGCTTGACAACGAGTTGTAATTTCTATATGTACTTGTTTAAGTTCTTCAAATAAAAACATTATTAACCACTACTATTATAAATATTATTTACACAAGGACACTACTTAAATGCACAAAAGCGAAAGTACATTTTGCAAAATTCCTTTCAATCACATTAACTCGTCTCCAAACGGGCATTATAAGTTATGCTGCATGAGTTATCCTGTCATCATACACAAAGGCGAATATTTTTCTATTCTTGAAGTAGGTATAGAAGATATGTGGAATCATGAATATTACAAACAGTTACGTATGGATCTAATCAACGGAGTGCGTAATAGTCATTGTGATAACTGTTGGAAAATTGAAGATGCAGGCGGATTTTCATACAGACAAAAATCTTTAAAGGATGTGGTACTAGACGAAGATATAGTTGAAGAAGCATATAACAACAATGGCCATATTACTTCCCTACCAAAATACATTGACTTAAAAATTGGAAACTTGTGTAATTTAAAATGCATAATGTGTAATCAACTCGCTAGTAGTAAAATACAAGATGAAGTGCAAGAAATTAAAATACTCGGAGAAGAGCTTCCTGCTTGGCAAAAATTTGTAGACGTCGAAGCAGAAAAAGTAGACGAAACATTAAGAAACTTTGCAGGACTTGCTAGTCACGACAATGCCGAAAAAGTAATTGAACAATTAGAACCAGCATTAAAAGTTTGTCACGATTTAGAATTGTTAGGCGGAGAGGCATTTGTAAATCCTTTTGCTATTAAGTTGCTAGACAAATTAGTAGAGACGGATCTAGCAAAAAATATACACATTAAAATGATTTCAAATTTTACACTAATAAACAAAAAACAACTACGTGTACTAAAAAAGTTTAAATCTGCAACACTGGTAGCGAGCTACGATCATGTAGATCCTGCGAAATTAAAAGCAATTCGTTTTCCAACAGATTATGTTAAATTTAAAAAGAATGTTGAGTTGATATTAGAAGACCCTGATATTAATTTAGATATTTCAACTACATTTAACTGTTTAAATATTTTAGACTTTGAGGACATATTTGAAAACTTTAAATCTATATATAAAGACGGTATGCGTATTGGATTTAATATTGTTAAAGATCCTAGTTACTTAGATATAAAGTTTTTAGAAGACGATCAAAAACAAGACTTAAAAAGACGTATCGAAACATATACTCTGAACAACAAAGATCATCCTATGTTTAAGAATAATAATGCCACACTTAATTATTTAAAGTCTATTCCGGCTCACTTGTATGCAAATATTGAAAACTTTGATGCAGAAGTTAAAGAACGTACTAGAGTGTTTGATTTGTATAAACGTATTAGAAACGTAGATTATGAAAAGATTTTTCCTTACATAAGGATGTATAGATGAAGTTTATTGGTAACTTTTCAGATTGGATTAAGGACGAATGGGTAGAAGAAATACTATCTAATCGTGGTACTGCCAGACCTGCTGAGGGCAAGAAACCAGACAGTCCTGAAGAAGAAGCAGAATACGCAAAAGCAAGGGCAGCAGGATTTAAAGACGATGACATATTCTTTTATATGTTTACACAGAATAATACTACATTTAATGTTGCTCCGCCCTTTATACAAGACAACTTCCATTGGTGGATTACCAAAATGTTACCTGGAAACTTTATGCCAATACACGTTGATCCGCATACTAAGTTTCAAAAGAACAGCAAACGGTATTGGATGCCGTGGCAAGACTACGAACCGGGTCATTTATTTCTGTATGAAGATACAGTAATTACTAATTATAAGAAAGGCGACTTATACGAATATGTAAACTCGTCTGCTATACATGGTGCTTCAAATATCGGTTATTCGCCGCGTATAGTTTTACAAATAAGCACATATGAGGATTAACATGAAAAATCTAGTATACCTTCCAATCGATATTGATGTAGAATGGCCAGACGAAGCTACTATAGTTGACTGGTTTCACAACCATAAGTTTTTAGATACTGATTACTGGGAGTACGAGTCTAATAGACACACTTGGGCATTAGCAGCATCATGTGTAGAACCAAAAGACTGGCATCGATTCGATCCTGAAATGTGGGGAAATAGACGAGAAGAAGGCATAAACGAAGGTGTGTTATTTCATCCTGGGTTTGAAGAAACATTTCCTAGTATTGCAAACTGTATTAGGCAACTACCTTTTAAACAACTAACAGTTGGCGGAATGTTATATCAAATGGGAGAAATTCCGCCGCATCAAGACACCCATGACAAGAACAATCCAACAGAGCCTAGACGCTATACAATCTATCTAACAGATCCTAGATATAATACATTTTATTTTTGTCCAGACGAAACAGGAGAGAACAAAGTGTATCCTAATCTAGTATCTCCGTGCTTTGCATTTAATAATGCAGACGTTTGGCACGGTGCTATTGCAACTAAACGTCCTAAGATTATTCTTAGTATTGCAGGAATAGTTGATAACGATAAGCACGAAGAATTACTTAAAAGAAGTTTAGAAAAATATAAAGATTACGCATTATACTTATAAAACTTCATTAAATTTTTTCTTTCCAATAATCATATAACGTTCATATTTAGGTGTTTCCATAATACCTCTATATAAAGGTTTTATGCCACTCATTTTTGTAAAATCATTTAAGTCAATCGAACACCGTATATGTTCTTCGTGATCAAAGTAATTATTGCTTTGTAGTACAATAACTGCATCATCAGGTTGATTTTTTAACCACTTGACGTATTGTTCTTGTGTAATGTGTTCGCAACTAGTATTAATAACAATATCAACATTTTCGTAATGATATACCATATCAGAAGTAATTGCACTAAATCGTCCTTCTATTTCTTGACGTCTATTAATTGTTGTTGCAATTTCTTCACAAACAGGATCAATATCAATACTTGTGATGTGTTTAATATTAATTTTGCTATTGAATAGTATACTAGATAATACGCCATTCCAGCCACCGTATATTGCTATTGTTTTTTCTTTATGGTACTGAAGTAAAATTTTTTCAAGTTGTTCAACAAGCCATACTTTACTATGTACTTGACCTTTCCAAAAACTTTCGAGTGTGCGATATCTATCTTCGCTGTTGCGAATAGCATCCATCCAAAACAATACGTCTTCTATATCAACTTTCATACTTTACCTTTGGCAATTTACTATCTGCACTACTCATACAACTAGGTGTTATGCACTTCGCAGGTTTCTTAAATAATTCAAACCCGTTTGATACTGTTCCTAATATTTCGTCGTGACAACTGTGACTTCTTCTAACTTCGTTGTCACGAATAATTATGCCTTGATAACCTGCATTGCAAGTCCACCCTTGAAACTTGTTAAAGCCAAATGCATTAAAACGTTCTGCTTGGTCTAATTCGTACTCTATTCCTTTATCGTCTTTAAGTAAGATTTGTGCGACTTGTTCACCTTTCCATGTTTGAGGGAATCCTGATCGCATTTTTTGTATTTGCTCATCGCTGTATCCATGTACCACGAAGCTGGCGGTAGGATCGGACTGTGGCTTGAGAGTGACGTTAATACCTCTGGCGGCAAATCGTTCCAAGCGTTCGTAAAGTTCTTCAAACTTTTCTGGAACCATAACTTGATTGATTGTAACAAAAACTCCTCCATTTATAAGTTGTAAGCATTTATCACCAAACTCTTGTTCTTTAGCAAATTCGTCGTGAAAACTTGCTGTTATACTTCTGCGCTGTAAAGTTTGTGTTGCTTCTAAGTATTTATTCCACCACTTGCTTCCTGGACTTAGATTTGTGGTCATATGTATGCTTTGATACTCAGGTGCTTCGTCTTTACAGTAGTGTTCTACTAAGGGTAAGAACTGTTTATTCACAGTAGGTTCGCCTCCACTAAAACTGAAGTGGAAATCAGTAAAACCATTAGCTCTTGCCTGTGCCTTGATACTATCCATTGTGTTTAAGTACAATTCTGTTGGCTTTGGATCTGGGGTACTAGATCTAGCGTGAGGCCAGCAATAACTGCACTCATAATTACAATATCTAGTGGTGATCCACGAAACCGTGAAAAGATGGCTCTTTAGGAGAGTTTTCTGGCCAAACTCAGTAATATTATCCCAGGGTATGTTTTGAAAATTGTTCATATAACCAATCAAAATCGTTTATTAAATTTAACTTATCTGGCCTATCGCGATTGTCATAACCGTAATCACGGCCGCTGCAAGCGCCACTAATAGAATATCTTCCAAATTCTGCCGAAGATCCCCTTTCACACCAAATTTTAAGTCTTCTTTCTGTGTCTTCATTTACTTGTCCTCTAATTGTTTTAGATGATAGTTTTACACATTCTCTAAATGCGCTTTTCCAAGTACTAAACTCGTCAGTATTAAACATACTATAATTTGAAACTGACTCTACAACTTTTAATTTATTACTAATACTAGTAGTCATATCAGGACTATTAATATCAACATTAATTGTTAATTCTCTAGGTAATAATTTTACGCCGCCATAACCGTACTCTAATCCGTTTACGGGATTCTTACTTCGCCATACATGCACCATATCCATGTTCCATAAAGGTACTTGATAATTAAATGTAAAATCATCAACCAGTTGTGCATCACCGTCTACTACAAAAAACATCTTTGTTGTACATATTTTTGCTGCTTCAATGTGTGCTTGGTGAATGCCTTTTACACCGTGTACACGTTTTGCGTTTGGAAATTTAGAAAGTAATCTTTCATAATTTTCGTCTGCATTAGGCTCATTATAACTAATAAAAACAACATCAAACTCTGCAGGTAAACTTGCTGTAATATCTAGTTCTTTTTTATGTATGATAAACCCGTATTCAAATTCTCTGCTAGCAATAGGACTATGTTTAGAAAATAATTTTAAACCGTCGTGATACTCACCGTTTTTAAATACATGGGTAACTGTGCGATCAAATTCGTTATCATGTGAAAAATAATCATCAAATTTAAAGCTGTTATTTACCTTTATATGACTCGGTACTGCATAAAACATCTCAGTATATGAATTATTCAGTGCATATTCATATTCTTCGTAGCTGTCAACTTCAAATACATCATAGTTAGTTGGATAAGATCCAACTTCGTCCCACTCTTTACGATTTGCTAAAAATCTATATTTTATTTCTCGTTCAGTTACCGGAGTATGTACTGTACATAAGTATAGACCATTTCTTAACATACGATCTTCTACTTGATGAATAAAACTATGATTTTGTTTTCTATCTACACTTTCATGATGACTAATTGTAAAGTTATTAATCAAATCATTGTTTACACGTATATTTGGAGAACTCATCCAAAACATGTCTTGAGATGTTTCTTGCAATACATTCTGATAATCGTCAAGTGTTTCTATTTCAAATACATCATAAGGCTTAGGCTTGCTTGCAATTATATCGTGTTCTTTTTTATGTGTTATAAATCTATGCTCAAATTCTCTACGTGTTATAATTGATTTTTTACTAAAAAGTACTATTCCGTCATAGTAGTCACCATTTTTAAAAACATGATTAATACTTCTATCGTAACTGTTATGATGATCTATATACATACTATAATCAAAATTTTCTACAATAACATCATCCGGTGTCCACCAAAACATATCAACAGTACATTTTTCAACGGTGTTTATATATTCATCATACGTTTTAAAATCATACTTAGGAAAAGACTTCGGAGTACTTGCTTGAACAGCGTGTTCTTTTTTGCTAATAATAAATCTATGCTCAAACTCTCTTTTGAGTATAGGAGTATGCTTAGATGCTAGTACGATTCCGTCATAAACTTCACCATTCAAGAATACATGATTAATTTTTCTATCATACTCGTTTTCAAAAGGAAAATGTAAGTCAAAGAAAAAGTCTGCATTAGGTTCTACATCATCTGGAACAAGCCAAAACAGTTCTCTGTTAGTGCTGTCTAGTATACTTTTATAATCTTCATAATTTTTTATATTATAGATATCATACAATCTAGGTTCTGATATAATTTCTTCATGTTCAATCTTGTTAACAGGAAACCTATATTCTACTTCTCTTTTTGACAAGGGAAGTTGTTTAGAACACAAAAATACACCATTATAAACAACTTCGTCTTCTAACTGATGTCCAAAAGCATGTGTTTGTTTACGCAAGGAAGAATCGTGATGACTAATATAAAAATTATCTAAAAATTCTTTGTTATATTTTATTTCAGAGCTAACCATCCAAAACATATCAGTAGTACTATTTTCTAGTGCATACTGATACTGCTCATATGAATCTATTTCAAATATATCATATGGCTTTGGTTTACTTACAACTTGGTCTACTTCTTTTTTATTAACAAAAAATCTATAGTCCCATTCTCTGTTAAGTATCGGAATACGTTTAGGTATTAGTGCAATACCGTCAAATTTTTCTGTGTTTTTAAAAACATGAACGTATTCTTTACTCCAATTATCAGGAGTGTAGTCAAAATCAAAATCGTTAACAATTACATCGTTAGGTACAGCATAGAAAAAGTCTGTTAAACTTTTACTTTGTGCATCTAAAATAGAATCGGCTTGTTTAGCTGTGATATAATTTTCTTTAAAGCTTTTCCAATTATTATCACGTTTTCCAATATAAAAGATATCATACATTTTGTTATTATAAACTACTTTTGTTTATTTGTCAATCAAATATCCAATTTGCTTTGTCGTCTACCCAAACATCGTAATGAGGTTTTTGCATACGTACTTCGTGATACTTGCAGCCCCATTTATCAAGTTGCTGTTTTGTTAGATCAGACCAATCAATGCCTGATGTAGCGCCTCTTGCTGTCCAGTATATAACTGTATTTCCCTCATCGTATAGTTTATTGATTTTTTGTATACGATCTTGATAAGGAGTGGAATTAGGATAATCGCTGTTAATACTTTTACATATTGTGCCGTCTATGTCTACAATATAAATCAACGTTGGCTATCTCCTGGCATTACTCTGTAATTATCTTCAACACTATCAGGTGTGCTAACTTCTATTATAGTCCCTTTTTCTATACATAAAAGTTGATGCGGCATCATAGGAGGATTATGCCATTTGTCGCCTTCATTAAGGTTGTAAGTAGTCTGGGTTGCATCTCGTGTATCAATGATAGTTACTTGGAACTTTCCTTTGAGCACATACCAAGTTTCGTCTTTTTCTTTATGCAAGTGCATACTAAACTTAGCACCTGCGTTAAAGTTTAGTAGTTTGCCACAATACAAATCGTTTGTAGCAAATATAGTTTCACTGCCCCAACCTTTTTCTACTTCGCCTTTTAGTCTTGACATATTTCCTCCAATCTAGGTGCATATACACCGAACTGCTGAACTGTTATTTGACTTGATCTAATAGCAAAGTTTATAGCATTTTTAAAGTTATTTGTTGTAACATAGTAAACAACAAACGCTGCTAAAAAGCTATCTCCTGCTCCTGTAACATCATGTAAATCTACCTTATCTACAGGAAAGTTTTCTGTTGCTTTCCCATCTTTAACATAAATGACATCTTTGTCTGAACGTGTAACTATCATACTTTCGCTATAAGATATAGAATTATTATATTCATTTTCATTAATTTTAATAATGCATTTTTTAAATCTTTTTAGATCTGTCTTTTTTGTGTCAATAAAAACAGGAGTAGTTCCAACTGAATTAATTATTAATTCAATATCTTCATAAGATAGCGTACCTTTGTCGTAATCAGATATTACTACAGCATCATACTCTTTATCTTTTATGTCATCTAATACATCATTAATTATATCAACTTTAGTTTGAGTTTTTTCGTCTATACGATATAATTGCTGTGAAAAGCGTTTTTCTATATAACGATGCTTGTTTTCTATAACAAATGTGTGTAAGTCTATATCTTCTACACCTAGATTTTGAAAGTTTTCTTTAACATTATATGTCATTCCCAACTTGTCAGTAGAATACTCTAAATTAAATATAGGAACTGGTGCTTCTTCACTTAGTCGCTTAACACTTCCAAAATGGTTATAATCACAACACCCGTCACCTACTATCAACAGTCTCAATGACTTTTGTTGAAGAATATCTTTCGTCTCGTTCAAAGAAAAAGAGTTCCTTTGCATGTTCACTTCCTATTACTCTTTTATTACGATAATCAGATCCAACTATCATTAAGTCAGGTGAATAATTTTTTACAGTATTAGTTAGACTTTCATCACTGTCAAATATACTAACTTCGTCTATAAATTTTACACACTCTAACATACGCTTTCTCGTTTCTTGATTGTTAATAGGTCGAGAATCACCTTTAAATTGCTTTACTCTACTATCTGCATCAATTGCAACTAACAAATAATCACCTTGCTGCTTTGCATATTCAAACAAAGCCATATGTCCTGGATGCAATATATCAAACGTACCATTTACAAATATCTTTTTCATATACCTCCCTAAGCATAATAAAGTTCAGGATACTCTACAATTACATGTATACCGCCTTCATTATATGCTGTCTCATAAGTATTGTAAATTAAATTATGATCTGTAAGATCATGAAACTTTATATTAGGACACATTGACTGAAATTCTTTAAAATAATTACCTTTATGCTGATGTCCTGGATCTAAAGGCTTATCAGATCCTTTACCTAGACGTATTATCATACCAACACGTTTTCCTGTCATATTTTCAAATTTATCAACATGATTTACTAACTGATTAGTTGCACAAACTAAAAAGTCCCACCTAGGATAAAAAGTAATAACAAATTTTCCTGTTGCTGCATAGCCTAAGCTCATTCCCATTTGTGTTTCTTCGAACACCGGAACTTCGATCATTTTAGAATTGTCAACTCCTCCTAATGTTCCGCTCATCGGATTTCCAGGATATACAATTTGTTGTCCTATAAATTTTGTATCAGATTTACTTCCTAATAATGTCATTGCTCTAGTAAGTTCATCTTTGTAAACAGTATTATCCACCGTATCTTCTCCCAATGTGTTGTATTATATTATCTGCAATTACTTGATGACAAGTCAAAGATGGATGATGATCAACAGGTGGAACTTCAAAATATTCAGTATCTTTATATATTGTTAGTTCAGGATTAGCATCTCCAGTGTTAGACGGTAATCGTGCGTTCATCATGTCTTCTATAGAATTATAATTATGTTTTTTGTAAGTCAGTGTAACTAGTTTTTTTCTCATCCAAGTATCGTTTTGAATATAGGTAACTAGATCATCTGGCCAGCAAAGTAAAACTACTTTTATTCCTTTTTCTTCAAAGTTTTTTAAAAAACTTTTAGTACTTACTATCACATCTTTTTTAGCTTTATGAATAAGTTCTCCTAAAGTCATTTCATTTTCTTTTAAAATTTGCTTTAACCTCATTTCTCTTTGTAAAAGACTCCAATATTCAACAGTATCTCTACTAAAATATTTTTGTGCCCAAGTTAATGGTATATTACTACGATTCCACATAGTCATCTGAAAAACTATATATTCAAAATCTTCGTATTCATAGCCTTGATTCCAATAATCGTGACTATCCATTGTTTTATTAAACGGCGGAGCATATGTAGAAGATAGCGCATTGTTCCAATAATTCATTATGCTTGGATAAGACCCTCCATTCCACGATTGGCAAACTTCAAAGGAATTAAAATGATTAGCAACTAATCTAGGAAATCTTCTAGACTTTGTAAACTCTACATGAGAATATTGAACGTCACTTTCGTTAAACTCGTGTGGCTTAGGGTTTACTAGTGTATTCATTCCTGAATAAAAATATAATCCTTGTCCCCACGTAAAAGAACATCCTGCAAAAATCATTCCTTTTTGTTTTTTCTTACTTTTTAGAATCATTTACGCTTCCAGCTAATTTCCCAATCGTTAAATTCTGCTGCTAGGCAATCAACTTTATAATCTTTTCTTCCGCCGACACTTTCTTGAATAATATTTTTACTAGTATTTCTTATTCCATTTAGCCCATGCGTTAGTTCTAAATTATTTCCGTCTTTTATACCTCGTCTATAATTTGACTCGTTATGCCAAATATGAAGATTCATTTGCGAACAAACAACTATTGCTCTAATAGTTTCTGCATCAAGTACTACTTCTTTGTCATCTAATATGATTTGTATGTCATGTACTATGTCGTCTATTTCTTGAGCATATTCATCTTTAAATTCAGGAATAAACACTTCTTTTAACTGTACAATACTAAGTCTATCAATAAGATCACCTAGTGTATGTAAATATTTTCTTTCTTTTTTCTTACTCATAGATTTGTAAAACTCCTATTGTTATGTGTAATAACTATATCGTAAGCGTGTATTAGTTGTTTAATACCATAATCTAAATCATACATAGGTTTCCAACCAAGACTTTCTATTTTTTCATTACTTACAATATAGTTACGTTGATCAAAGTCTTTTTTAAACTCGTCTTGCTTAATTACAAGATTTGGAATATGATCTTTAATTTTTTCTGCTAGTTCAAGTTTACTAAGATTTGCAGTTGAAAGACCTACATTAAATGGTTGTCCACTACACTTGTCATAGTTTTCGATCATAAACTCAAATGTTCTTGCAATGTCTTGTACATGAATATAATTTCGTTTAAAATGTGCTTCAAACAACACTAAATAACCATCTACCATTGCCTTGTATACAAAATCATTTACTAACAAGTCTTGACGCATACGTGTTCCTACACCAAATACTGTTGCTAGTCTTAATGCTATACCACCTTTTGCAAGTACAGCATCTTCAGCATCACACTTAGTTTTCGCATATAAACTAAGTGGCTTAAAAGGACTTTCTTCAGTGATAATGTCAGGACTAGATCCATACTGACTGTTTGTATTAGGAATAATAAGTTTTTGATGAGTTACTACTTCTAGTATATTATCTATTTGCTTGTGATTAACTTCTACAGTAAGTTCAGGATTTGCTGCACACGCAGGCATTCCTACTATTGCTGCCAAAGGAATAACAACGTCATGATCTTTTACTAGTGATTGTAAAAGTTCAACATTACGAACGTCACCTTTTATAAATTTAAAGTTTTCATTTTTAAATAAATGTAGCAAGGATAATTGCTTGTACATTAAGTTGTCAAGCACAGTAACAGCATACCCTTTACTAAGTAAGTATTCTGCTGCTGTTGATCCTAAATATCCTGCTCCGCCTGTTATTAATACTTTTATCATAATTTTGAATTTGGATCGTACAAATGACGATTCTCCCTATACCATTCTAATGTTTTTGCTAAACCTTCTTTTAGTGTATACTTAGGTTCCCAACCTAGTTCTTTCACTTTTTCATTAGAAAGCAATCTTTTGCTTATCATAAAGGCCTTATTAGTTCCATATTCAATTGGATTATTATTACCATCTATTTCTTTAAGCATGTGTAATACTTCATTAACACTGTGTCCTTTACCATAGCACACATTATAATAGTCGTATGTGTCTACATGTTCTGCAACAAAGACAATACCTTCTGCCATATCTTCTACATATAACAAATCTCTAATGTCACTACCGTCTCCCCACACAGGAATAGGATTCATATTATCAGCAATTTTACGAACACTTGCAGGTGTAACATGACATTTTTCAAAATCAAATTTATCATTAGGACCATATGCATTGCCAGGACGTATTACAACACACTGCATAGGATTATGAATTTGATTGCTAAAGAAATCGCAAAGCGACTCTCCGTAGCGTTTCATTCCTCCTACTGCTTTGTATACAGGTATTAGATCTGTTTTTGGTACGTCTATTTCTTCTGAACAGTATTCGTCTCCCATTTCCGGATATACTGTGTTTGACGAAATAAAAATAAACTTTCTTACACTGTTTCTCCAACTTTGTTCCATCAAATTTACATTCATTTGTACATTAGGAGTAACGTGCAATAGAGGATTTTCTTTCGTATCTAATGCGTTTGTGGTATTAGCACTACAATGAAATACAACGTCAACATCTTTAGATACTTGATTACAAAAATCTTCGTTTCTTAAATCTCCTTTTACTAATTCAATAGTTTCGCAACCATCGAAGTCATTGCGTAAATCTCTCGAATAAGAAGATGCACGTAAGTTTGTAAATCCTTGTTGGTACAAGGTCCTTAAAATGTGAGAGCCAATAAATCCACTAGCTCCGGTAACTAAAATTTTATCTGTGTGTTTCATTGTACCTCCAAGTAATGTTTTACAGTTAGTTTTATTCCTTCTTTTAATGACGTAGCAGGTAATATGTTATATTTCTTTTGCTTATCTGCACTTAGACATCTTATAGGATCACCGTTTGGTTTTGTTTCATCCCATTCTATGTCTTTACGTTCTCCAGTAATTTCGTAATACGCATCAGCAATTGCTTCGATAGTATCTTTTATTGTAACAGCTTCTCCGCATCCAAAATTTATAGTATCTTTTACTTCTTTCTTGACTACATCGATTGTTGCTTGTGCAACATCATTGCCAAAAACAAAATCTCTTTTTGATGAACCATTACCCCATGCAACTATATTTCCTGGAACATTTTTTAATTTCCATATGTTACTGCTAATTACCGTAGCATCTTGAGCAAAGTTATCGTTTAAACCGTATATGTTAGACGGTCGTAAAATAGTCCAATTATCCCAACCATATTGTATTTTTAATGCATCTAGTGCTAATTCTCCCATACGTTTAGTCCAACCCGGGTGCCAATCGTTATTAGAAGGGAAAGTTTTCCATACGTCATCTTCGTGCATAATGTCTGCAGGATGATATACTCCAACTGACGACAAATATACAAACCAATCAACATTTGCTTTATAACTTGCCAACATCATATTATTGTTAAACATAGACATTGGAAAAAAGTAATCAGCAGGACACTTTGCTGTTCTAGATGGAGAACCTTTTATTCCAGCAATATGTAAAACTATGTCAATATCAAAGTCTGTAAATAATTTTTCGCAATTATCCAAGTATGTTAAATCTGTATTGACAATGTGCAGATTGTTTGCAACTATTTTTTCTAATTTATCAGTTTTTATATCAACAGCATAGACATTAGCTGCACCTTCAATTAAGCACTTTTCTACAGTAGGAATACCTACTAGCCCATTTGCTCCTGTTATTAAAATATTTTTTTCTTTAATTTCCATTATACATTTCCTTTATTTTTTTAAAAACAGGATCAAGAGGATTAACATCATTAAATATTTTTAAGTGTTCTTGGTTATGTATTAATATATCTTCTACATTATAATACAATTCGTGAACTTCTTCAAGTGTCATTTTTGCTATTTTATTAATTTCTTTTTCTATTAAATTTAACCTATCTATTGGATTTTCTACAGTGTCGTAGGTTTCGTCAATAAAAGGATGGAACGTTTTAAACCCCAGTTTTTGCAATTTTTTAAGAGCGCCAAAATCACCTAAATATATAAACGGTTGTAAATTTATTATAGGCCTAAATGTCTTTTCAGAAAAGAAGACTTCTCCGTCAAAGAATTTAGTTTCTGAAGTGATATGAATATACGTATCAGTATATAATTCTTTTTTGTTATTATTAGTTGGAAATCCTCGTTTTTGATTTCTTGGGATTTTCATTGTATCTATTTCTAAAGGTAAAAGATTTTGACATATTGTTACTATGTTAGACTTTAAATCTTCATTATTCTTAGGAAATTTATCCCATGGTACATGTATATCTTCAATAAAAGAAAATAGTCCTTGATTTATCCAACCGTTTTTTACACTATTATATAGTAACCAAACTCTATGTTCTCTATGACCGAGGTTTCTATTAAACGATAAAAATTTACTTTTTCTGTATTGATTTTTATCTAATTCTGTAGTACGAATATAATCGCTTACATATCCTAGTCCGCCAGTAAATGGCATTTCGCTCATTTCTCTTGCACACTCTTTAGCAAAAAATGTATCACTTGTAAATACATTATAATTACATCCATACGCTTGCTCGCTTCCTGCTAAAAAGATAACGTTCTTTCTGTCAATACCCAGGGATTCAAGAAATTCTATCCCTTTGTTAAGACCATGTGCAGTTGAAAGCATAAACGGATCTTGTATCTGATTAAACAAAATTTTTATTCTACCGGACTTAATATGATTTAAAATTTGTCCGGGTATAGTATCTACGAGATATACACCCTTGTCATATGTCTCGCCTTTTCCTTTTATAATAAATTCTTGATATATTGAATCAACATTCATAATTTCAAATGGGTATATAATAATATCATCAGAATCGATATCTAGGTCAGTTAAATAAATTACATCTTTCTTATCAATATATCTGTAAAAAGTATTAAACCAGTTGTCAACCGGT